TTTTGAAGCTGTTCGCAATTGCTTGTGTTATAGCCATAGTTTATCTCCTTATATATTATTTTCCTCCGACTCGAGGAACACCACTTTGATATTCATCTCGTCTTCGTCTTCCCATTTGTTCTATCGAGAAGCCTTCAACTACTTGTTTATACTTTCCTTCGTATAATTGCAAGAGATCATTTGGCCCTTTTAGAAAACTAAATGCTTCAACTAAGCATGCATATAGTAAGCCATTGGGAAAATTTTGACTTAAATATGTAGTAGTATTTGTACTAGATAAACCTGGGTCTTTCAAGATATAATTTAATTGAATTGTATATGCTGAACTTGGAGTAGGTGCTAAAACAATAGTATTCTGGTCCCAGAATCCATAGTACTTAGGTTCTCCTGTAGCTCCTGTTGAGTTATATTCTGACATAAAGCTAGTATCTCTATATTCTAGAAAATTCCTAGTTCCACCTGAACCGCCATCAACGATTTGAGCTGATCTAATAACTAATAAATTATCAGGAGTATCAATGAATCTTTGACTAGCAACTAATGAGGCTGTTGCATATCTTCTATTATTATCTGAATCAACATCTCTTAAAATTCTAAATTCTGCATTATTAATAAATCCATTAACGATTGTATCTGTTAATACATTTGAATCAACTTCTGTGTAATCTCTAATCTGTTGTACTAATTCTGCGTAAGTCATTATGTTATACTAATTGTTACCTCTCCTAAATTTGCTTGTGCTTCTCTTTTTGTGTTAATAGAAGAACCATTATCAGGAATCATACCATTGTTTGATTCAAAAGCAAATGCTCCTGGTAAAGTTAAATCTACTGTCATAAATCCACCATCACCTGATGCTACAGTAAAAATTTGTGGACGAGCATTTCTTAAACCTTGTCCATCTGCTGTAGTTGGTTTTGGTTCTAATTGTGGATGTTTAGGTTCAAATTCTGAAACATGAACTCTAGAACCATTCCATTCAATTACCATTTCAGTATATGGAAATGCTTGACCTGATCTATCAGAAATAAATTGTGCGTATTTTCCTTTTGATAAATTAGACATTACATATCCCTCGTTTCTGAAGGTAATGCTTTATCTACATTACTTTCCATTTCTCTTAATTTTGCAAAATCTTCTAACTTCATATTTACTTCATCACTATTTAAATCACTAGTGCCAATCAATGATAAAAAAGTTTGAGCAGGTAGTCCTGCTGCATAAGTTAAACCTTTCATAGCCAATTTAGACAAAGAATTAACATTTGATTGTAATGTTCTTAATACATCTACTTTTAATTTATCTTTAACTTCATCAGAAACTACTTGTAGGCCTAATTTTTTATTTAATCCACTTTCATATATCTCTGCTGTTCCACTTCCCCATTTTTTATTAAATCTTTTCATTCCTTCATCTAACTCAGAAGAAGAAATCTTTGCGCTTTTTATAACGTTTGGAAACTTATTTGCATAATTTTTTGCATATTCTAAATCGGTAGTTGCATATTTACCTATTGTTGGAGCCCCAGATGTTTTATTTTTTAACATATAATCAGAGGTTCTGTTTTTTGTTAAAGTTTTAATGGGGTTTATGTTCTCACCTCTAAATATTTCTATTAAATCTTCAATTCCTGCCATTACATCCTCCAATATTCAGTTATTTGTTTCCACTCGCATTCTGCATCTTCGCAAGTGTAATCATATTCTTGAAAGGTACCTGCATTAATGCCCGTTTCCGTTTCCATTACTAAATTTAATATCTCTTGTTGCGTCTTTAAGCTTTTCAACATCTTTTTTTAACTTTTCAATATCTTCTCTAGCTGCTTCCAGCATAACTTTAACGTGTAAATTTTCATCTAATAACTGTTGTTGTTTTTCAGTATCTTCAGCCAATGACTCTAACAGAAAAAACTGTTCCTTATCGACAGGTATTTGATCTGCTTTTTTTAATAAATCCGCCTCCATTAACTGAAGTCTTGTCTCTAATGTATTAATAGTATTAGTCATACCAATATACATATATACAGCAAAACCCGCAGCAGCAATGATCATACCAATCGTTTTAAGATCGGTCTTTACTGCAGTTTCTTCGTTTATCTTTGACATAATTTATTTATAAAAACCGTCAAAAACCCAGTCAACAAATTTTTGCCACTGTTTTTTAATCCATTTAATCATTTTTTTCTACCTCATAAAACATTTTATCAGAATCTTCTGTTATCCAATCTGAACCTTCTACTTCCCAGACGTTAGTTTGTACTCTATAGTCTGGCCAAGTTGTATCAGTAGTATAATTATTAACATGCCACAAAATACGATTGTTAGGCTGAGCAGCATAATTGCCGTTAGCAAGAGCGAGTATATGCGCACACTTATGCTCTTGAGGAATTTCAGAATGTTCTGTATTGAGTATATTAGTCTCTGGATGTGCCCAGTCAATAGTAAATAAATATTGTCCAGCATAGAATTTTTTATCCTTACCTTTAAATTTACAGTTTAAATTAGCCAGGAAATCAAAAGTATGAACACTAGGCCAATAACTAAAACTGTTCCACAACTGTAACTCGTCAACCGACATATTCGGCACTTCGGTTCTAGAAAAACGTTTTTGGAAAAACGCTGAGATAGGCAAACGATAATAGACCGCACCATTTGGTAACATGATATGAAATAATAAGGCACGTCCTGAAATAGAAGCGACACCGAAGATAACACATTCTTCACTCTCTTGATTATATTTGGGATCCATATCATAAAGATATTCCTTACGAATTTTACAATATATTGGTGGTGTGTTTGCATTTAAATAAGCCATTATCCATAAATATCACCCCAATTTTCGCCAGATTCATAATCTACTTTATTGGGAACTTCTAGTGTAACAGCATTTTCCATAATTTCAATTATTTTTTTAGCATGCTCTGGAGATTCTACAGATAAATCTAATTCATCATGAATTTGAATATGTGCAACAATTCCTTCTTTGTACAATTCTAACATAGCTTTCTTTGTCATATCAGCAGCAGAACCTTGAATTAATTTATTTAAAGCTTTGTATGTATAAGCTCGCTTGATCCCTGGTCCGTGTTCCCTGAGTGCATCTTCGTGACTCATTGCTTTGTGCATACCAAACATATTTGGCTCCCATAAATGAAATCTACAAAGTCTACCAAGTAACGTTCTTATCTGACCGTGACTCTGCGCTCTATTAGATGCTGAGTTCATCAATTGTTTAACAAACGGAACTTGATTATGGTATTGATCAAAAAGTTCTTTTGCTTTTTCTTTTGTTACACCTAATTCTGCCTGTAGTTTTGTTTTACCCATTCCATAAAATAAACCTAAGTTAATTGTTTTAGCTTGTGATCTAGGTATGTTGGCCATCTCAGCTACTGTTTGGTGGAAGTCTGTATCTACATCATCTTTATAAGCATCTACAACATCATAAACAGATGGAAATTTATGTAATGTTGCATAATGCACAACTAATCTAGGTTCTTGTTGTGAGTAATCAAAACAACCCCAGGTACAACCTTCTTCTGGTAAAAACAAAGATCTAATCATAGGCCCTAAATCCTTATTTCTTGCTGGAAGTTGTTGTAGATTTGGATTGTTATAACTAAAACGACCTGTCACAGTACCACCTAAATCTGATCTTATTTGATTTATTTCAGCGTGTATTCTACCTTTATGTTGAAACCTTAATATAGTATCAATGAAAGTAGTGTGTGCCTTGTTTATTTCCCTAGCTTCTGCTATTTTTTTAACAAATTTATTATTGTGATTTGAAAGGAAATTTTTTGTAAATGAAGGTGACTCTGTTTTCTCGGTTTTATCGTAGGTCAAGGAAAGTTTATCAAATACTTTGGCAATCGAACGAGCAGCCCAAATTTGTGGTTCTATGCCTGTTTCTTTTTTTATTTCTAGCAATAGATTTTTTTCTTGTTCTTGTAGTTGCACTTTCAGTGCTGCAGCTCTGTCTGCATCTACTCGTACTCCTTTAAATCTCATATCAACTAGACAAGGAAATAAATCTGTTTCAAGATTAAAAATAGATTCAATATCTTGTTGTATGATTTCTGATTTAAATTTTTGCCAAAGCTCTAATGTAAGTTCAGCATCTTTTTCTGCATAAGCTCCTACATACATAGGTGGAAGTTTCCACATATCAGCTTTTGGGTCTAAACCCCTTGATTTTGCTTCCTCATTTAAGGCCGCTTCATTCTTACCATGACCTAGATATTCCCAAGATAAAGCATTTAATGTGTAAGCAAATCTATTTTCATCAATTAAACTTGCTGCAATCATCGTATCTACAATAAGACCATTAATTTTAATTCCCATTTGTCTAATCCAACATACGTCATACATTGCATTATGAAATATTTTTATAGCATTAGAAGCCATTGTATCTTTAAACCATTCTAATGTTCTTTTCTTATCCATATTGCTCCCTGATCCGTGAGCAATTGGAAAATAAAATTTTCTACCTGGTACAGCCACAGCTATGCCAACCACTTCACCATTACCTATAACTGAACCCGATCCTTTTATTTTTAAATCAGGATCTCTTGTTTCTAAGTCTACTGCAATTTCATCATATTGTCTTAAATCTGGATATTCCTCTGGTTCAATCCATTCTGTCTGCGCTGTGAATAGTGGTACTTTCATTATTTATTCTCCTTTTTATGTGTGTAAACTTCATACCAAGCTTCACATTCTTTATTAGTGCATTGATACATAGATACTATTTGATGTTCTGAATCAGGATATGTATCCTCAGTATCAAAATCATTTTGCCAAAGTAATTCTTTTTTACAATGAAAGCATTTAAACATTATTTTTACCTCTTACTTTTTTTGTCATTTTTTGTTCCTATTAATTTTTCTTCCCATTCTTTTTCCGTCATTACATTTTTCTTTTTAAAAATAGCATCATAGTTATTTTTATATTGTTCGGTAGCTATTCTGGACCTACCGTCCCATCTTCTTCCTTTTTCCTTCATACTTTTCCTTTTTATAACATTTTTTACATTTAAAAGCATAATTGTATGCCATATTTCTTTTATGACATATAACACACTTATATTTCATTTCTTCCTTTTCATATCTTTTATTTTTTTTATCTCTAGTTCGCAATAGTGAATTATCTTTTCTAAATCCTCTATTCCATTTTTATTCTGGTACCTACAAACGTACTTCACAACGTTCCCCTGAAAGAACGAGAGATTATTTTTAGATATAAATTCATATGGTTGAATGTGAAAAGATTTATAGTGACTCCCACCTATCTGCTTTTCTTGTGGAAAAGCTTTTTCAAACATATCTTTTGTTGTCATAACTGATATCCATACCTTTCTTTTTTTGGTTTTAATAAATACAAGTTTTCTTTGGCTCTTGTTGCACCCACATACCACACTCTATGTTCTTCATCTGCTTTTTCTATATTGTTTTCTACAGACTCTCTTATCTTTCTAGCATTATCTAATACTAAAATAACATTGTCACATTCACCACCTTTAGCAGCGTGTATGGTAGAAACTTCTATTCTTGGTTCTTGAGATAATTTTTCATTATTAGATAACATTGTTCTAATATAAAAACATTCATCTTGATCTGCTTTTGTAAATACATTGTACCAGATATCTGACTCATGATAACCCAGATCCTGTATTCTATATAAAGCTTGAGATTCTTTTAATTTAAAAGTTCTAGAAACATATTCAGATAATTCTTTTGCATCAGCTAATGATATAGCTGATCCTTTACAAAGTTCTCCAAAGTTTAATATGGCTTTGTATAATCTTGAACTAAAACTTTTACCAAACCTACTTTTAAAATAAATATTATTTTTTCTTAATTGTTTTGAAATCTCATCTGAACGATAAGTTGTTCTAGTTAATATCAACCATTTACCTTTAGTTAAATCAATATGATCTATATTATATATAAACTCAACTGTACCTGCAGATCCTTTTTTAGGTAAATATTCTTTTTGTTTTCTAGTTTGTATTCTACCAACAATGACATTAGATAGATCTTGTATATTTTTTGGTACACGATTTGAATAAGGTAATACTTCTTCATCAGCTGGTTCGTTTAAAAATCTTTTAACATCTGCGCCAGCCCAAGCAAAAATAGCTTGGTCATCATCACCAGCTAAATAAACATCTTTTGATTTTTCTTTTAATACATCAAACATCTGCCATTGAATAGGCGATAGATCTTGAGCT